CGTTATTATCTCCCTTCGGATTATTTATAGCTGTTGTATCACTGATTACTCCCAACATCCCTAGGATGGTTAGCACGGTATTAATAATCCCTATAACGTTTTGCCAGTCGACTGGATAAGTAAACCCAAACATCACCATTATTTGTTGTACTAGCACAATGCCTAAACTAATCAATCCTGCCCATAGCTTTCCGTCACGCCAATTGATATTCTTTACGTTTTTCATTAGTAGTTTTCACCTTTCCATATTTTGTTATGCAAATCTTTGATTCGTTCATGATGTCTATCTAGTCTGCGGTCGTGCTCGTCTACTCGCTTATCTAGTTCCGCAATGCTAATCCTTATTTCTCTCAAATTATCATTGAGTGTTTTAAAATTCTTATTTAAGTCTTTTACGTCGTCTTGAAACGGACTAAAAACGATGTATTTAAAAAGCAAACTAACCATTCCTGTCATAAAAACAATAATAGTTGTGATTGATGCCCACTCTCCCCAGCTTAGCCCTAGTAATATATGCAAGATATCATCTTCTTTCCCTTGTTTTGGCAAAATAAAAACGCCTATGATTTAGGCGCTGGTTTAATTAATGAATTGTATTCATCTTGAGTTAACAATCCACCATTCAATAGCGTTTTTAGATTGTCTTCGGTGTATAATCCTTCTTCGTAATATTCTTTAATATATTTAAACATTATTTCATACCTCCCGCTAATTTTAATAGAATTTGAGCATTAAATTTATCTTGATCTTCTTTTTGCTTAGCTTGAGTAAGCATTATTTGAGCGTTGATTTTATCTTGTTCACTTGGGCTAATCACGGGTGGTTTGGGTTCTACATAGTCTGGGTTCTCTACAATCTCACCATCTTTTAGCATATAAAAAGTTGGCTTGAAGCTATCCTCAAAGTCGTCTGGAATTTCACCGTCATATTCAACTGTTCCGTCGATATCTCCCAACAAAATATAGTTTGAAATTTCGTTTTTTTCATTTAACAATAATTTCATTCTGTACCTCCTAAATCACGTAGATTCCTGTGACATAAATATTATGTTCATCATTCGACATGACACCAGCACTCATAATTGACTTAGTCGAGTTTTCAGTAATCGTCAGGCTTTCGGAATCAGCGGTAAAATCTAGTTCATAGAACCCAATATAATCCTTACCTGTCGCAAGATTAAAAGTAGAAAATGATCCACTTCTACCGTTAGTTTGTGTGGAAGTTCCTTGTTGGTTCGTACTCGAATACCACTTAATGGCAAGACTGAATTTATCCGCCAATTTAAAGTTAAATTTAAGCGTGCCTGATTGTGCATTACCTAACCAGATCGGTGTCATGGTTGGATACTGTACCCAACCACCAGTTGCGGTAGTTCCTTTTCCGCCGGTATGCTGAACATAACTGTACATAGCACCTGTTGAACTTCGGAAAGCCACAATATGTCTACGTCCATCCACACTGGTACTGATATGGTATTCAATAATCGAAGTATCAGTGCTATTAATTGGATTGTTTGTTGCTGCTGAAATTTCGTAATTACCGGAATCTAGTGTTAAAACGTCCGTTCCGTTTGGTTTGTGTGTTACTTTCCCGGAGGCGTTTAATAACATCAATAACTGTTCCTTTGTTAAAAAACCATTTGATTTAGTAGTCGCTGATGCGTGAGCATTTCCACCAGAGCCAACATGATGTTCTAGCGTTCTTCGATTTTTTTCTAAATTTTCGATTGCTTCCAAATTCTGTACCTCCTTTAGTAATTAAAATGACGAGTGGCGAAACGATCATCTTCTGAACCGGCTCCCACTCGCTTCAAATCAATAGTTTTGGCTGTCGTATCAATTGAAACAATGTCGAAAGCATCTTCAAGTGGTGTTCCAGCATCATTCCAACGAGCATCCTTAATCATTGAATCTAGTGCCGAAGATGAGCATCGTGTTTCGATATAATTGATACCGTTTTTGGTAACATTACTATCCAGATGTCGATGACCGGATAACACACCCGCAATTAATCCAGCACCATTAAAGCTATATGACACACTAACTGGAACATCGCTATTAGTTCCAGATGCCGAGCCTGCTTTACCTTCTGCAAAGCCGCTTAGAATTTGATAGAGAACATCATGATTAATCACATGACTGTCACTAGCTAAAGTCCCATCAACCGGATGATGTAGCGTAATTACTACCGTAGTTCCTTCTGAAACTTTGAGTGCTGTATTGGCTAACCAATCCAATTGGTCTTGTTGGAATCCAGAAGATTCAAAGCGATAGAATTTAGCTGCCTTATCTTCCACTGTTTCTGGTAGATCATACGAATCTAAACCAATCAATCGAATTTTTTTATCAGCAAAGTCTTTGTAGAAATAATTACTATCACCGTTTCGAATCTCACCATAATCACGAACCGCATTTTTATACATCGAAGCCCATTCAGCATCACTAATAATTAATGACGGGTCTTTGTAGCCTTTTGAAGCGTGATAGTTTTGGTCATGGTTTCCTTTAAGAACAAACGCTGGAATCGTAGCTGATGAAGATGCTGTGGTAAAAAAGTCTTGTAATTCTTTAACGTTCATTTTTCTCTCAACTGTCGGATCATTGAGCATTGCATCGTAGCTGTTTGGAGTGATCGGTTCGTCTACGTTGTCGCCATTGAACACGACCGCATCAGCATTTTTAATTGCTGTAGCATTCAGAACTTTACGCAAGCCCGAATCCCATAATGGCGTTAATTTTGGTAAAGAAGTAGCCCCGAACGTATCGTAATCCGAAGCCATGTTATAGTGGTAATCCGTTGCGAAGACTAAATTAAACTTAGTCTTATCAATTCCAGAATTAGCAGTATTTAGAACATTAAGCATGTATTCAGGAATGCCACCGTCCACATCCGTGACGTTCATGTTTTTTACGCCTTCATTAAATTCTGTGATTTGTTCCAATCCGATTTGAATTTCAGCTTTAAAATCAGCAAAAAATTTATCTAAATCGGCCTGCGTAAGCAACCCATCAGCCTTAATCTTATCTTCAAGAATCGTTAAATTACCTTCAACTGTAGCCATTCTTGATTCTAGTTGTTCTAAATCAATATTTTTATTGCTGATTAAATCAGTAATTAATTTTTCCCATTCAATCAATTTTGCCTTGATGGTACCTTCAGTTTGTTCAATCAGAACTTCGACACGGTCCAATTCCTTCTGTAACTCTGAACGGAATGGTTCTTTGTTAACAAACATATCTGGATTGCCATTGTAGACGTGGAACCAAATGCTAAATGTTGAAACTCTCTTCGAATGATCTGGCGTTTCCAGTCCTAGGAACCCATAAAAATAACCTTCCTGTGGAAACATCATTCCTGGAAGGTTCATCTTTACCATACCTAATCCGACAATATCATCACGTGAACCGGTATAACTTACTGGTTCACCAGTTTCAGCTGTAACTTTGCCATCATCATCTAAGTTACCAACAAAGCCACTCATAAACGGAACTAATCCGTCTTCAAACTGTTGAGCCTTACCTCGTTCTAAGAATTTAACTGAGAACGGAACTTGTTCGTCACCAACACGGGCATTGAAAAGTTCTTGAATATTGAACGCTTCACTAACACCATTTTGTTGTTTTTGTGTATCTAACGTAATTAATGCTGCCATCTCATACCTCTCTTTCTAAAACTATATTGTTGCCATCCCAGCAAATTGAAACTTCGAAATTATCATGCAAAATCGTAACTAATTGTTCCATGTTCAAATGTTGTTGGTCTAACCTCTCAGCATTAGCTTTCTCAAGCTTTTTAACATCTTCTAATTTTTCTAAGATAATTTTGTGGTCTTTTTTTAAGGTATCAATATCATTTTTTAATGTAGTAACATCCTTTTTTAAACCACCTTCATTAGCTTTAATTATTATGAAATTACCATTTAAATCTTTGCGGTAATCACCATCTAATCCACTACCAATATTGGTCTTAATCTCACTCATGTAACATCACTTTCTTTCATTGCTTTCAACTCCCCATCATCATTTACGGACAAAATAAAAACAGTCCCATTTGGTGACTGCAATTTTAGCTTATTCGTCATTAATTTACTCATTCGCTCGGCATCGTTATCCCTAAAAATAATTCCGAATGGTGTGATTACAGAATAAAAATCAGTACCGTTGGTGGAATAACCTAGCGCATTACCACCCCGTAATCCAGTTGAATCAATTCCATAACCAACAAAAGCACCCTCTTTAGGTTGATTTGGATTAGTCGGATCAACAACTGGATTATTACTTTTCGGTTCAGTGACCAGGTCACCTGTCTTATCCAGACCATGAATATCGTCCATTTGCCACAAGTCACCTTTATCTGGTTCAGTATCACTAACAACCCATTGATAATAGTCATCAGATTCTCCTTTAACACCAGCATTCCAACCCGCGGATAACCAGTTATTGGTGAACCCTAAAACATCATCTGGAGGTGAATTTAAAAACATAAATGCACCACTGGTTAATCCAAGATTTTCAGCATTTTCGAGTGAGAACGTAACCTCACCATCAATTGCTTCGTAATCATGATAGCCATGAATGTACATTCCTTTTTCTTTCGCCTTAGCAATAAAATTACTGGCTTGAGTGTCTTGAGTGATACCATGTGACAGTCGAATCACTACAGCTTGAACCCCATCAGTAACTAACTTATCCCAGTCAATATTCGTTTGTGTTTCGGATAAAACTACTATGTTATAACCCTGATCCAAATTGGTTCACCTCCTCGTCCGTCCAGGTCTCTTGACCAGATGAATTATCAGTCGCTTGACTAATACTTGAATTTTTAGTAGTTTAAATGTTCTTATTACGAGATTTTTCATAATCAAGAATCGTCTTAGCCGTTTGGTTCAAAGTAATTGACGTACGACTAGTCTTACTAAACGGGTGGTACTCATAACCAACAACTCCCATATTAGACACAAATTGTTTAGGTCGAATCTCTAAACGAATTATGTCACCTGGAGTCACTGGATCATTATTATCAGCTGTCGCTTTAATGCTTAAAGTTGGATCTGGTTTTAATTGAGTAAGTACCCATTTTTTCATCTCATCTTTATTCTTAATGGTGTCACTAGAAACATCACCGCCCGGATGTAATCCCCATTTTTTGATAGATTCATCATCTTGAACGATGAATGGTTCAAAGTAATTTTCGGTGGTTGTTGTCGATGTGGTTGCATCTTCACCACTGTTATCATCGTTGTTTCCACTATCATTATTATCAGCAACTATCTTAGCTATATCATCATTACGAGCAATCCATGAAGGCGGATAGTAACTGATTGGTTCCATTCGACAAGATTGACCAGGTTGCGGTTCGTAAATCATCGTTTTAGAATCCAATGCTAAAGCAACATGATGACTTGAACCGTATGCACCATAGAACAACATATCACCAATTTGCGGTGTGCTTACCGTGTGTCCGTATTTTTCCATCGAAACCGTGTAAGCTGGGATATTAATACCGAAATCATAATAAACTTGTGAAACGAAGCCAGAGCAATCCATCCCAGCCCTAGGATTAGATTTATTATGGCCACCCCAAACATACGGTACACCGAGATATTTCTTAGCATCCGCAATCACTTTTTTAGCACCAGTACCAGCAACCGTCGTCTTTTCGTGAATAATCGAATCACGTCTTCGGCTACCTGTTGGACCCCAACCACCTAATTTCATATCAGTTTCCCAATTACTATTATTGAAGAATGCCAATAGTTGATGAAACCCTTTAAGAATATTGGTATAAGGTTTGACCATGTACGCATTAAAAGTTGATTGAATAAATTGAACTAACCCTTTGCTGGGGTGTCCAGCTGCTGCATTCGAATCACTATTATTAACAACTGTTTCACTACCGCCAGATTCATGCTGGATTAAGTCTTTGATTTTATTTACATTCGCATCGCTAATTTTGACTCCCATCAATTTAGCGGCATAACGAATCGCTGGACCCCAATCACCGTTAACAGCGGTTGTATCACCACTTAACTTCGAAGAATCACCAGTTGTAACGGTCTTTTCAAAAGTTGGACCAACTGCTCTAACTTGATTGACGATATCAGTGCTATCGTATTCAAAGTTAATCTCTGAAGCACTATTAAGATAATCAATTCGGTGACCGTAATTTTTAAAAAAGTTGTCTCGAGTATATACTTTGATAACTCTACCGACTGGATAAATTACACAATCAGACCACAATTCTAAAATCTTAGATAAAGCATCCTTAGCGGAACAGTTACCTAAATCAGTAATTTTTTGCTTTGAAAAATTACCAATTACGTTGTAACTAAAACCTAATTTATTATCTTTAAAGAAATATTCCAGAATATCAGTCGGAGTGTAATTCGCATCCCCTTTTTTTACTTTACGTTGGTAAATTTGACCAACTTCGCTATAAACGTGCGTAGCTGAAATACTAAGCGTTTCAATGCCTTGTGAATAATCTGGTGTGGCTTGCTTAATAACGTATTCAGAACCATCGTATTTAATCGTATTTTCAACTGACAAATTAGCATAAGCTGGACTGCCATCATTCCATGTCGTTAGTGATAATTTAAAATCTCCATTCATTTCCCACGTAATAGCAAAGCTATCTGGAACAAATGAAGTTAAGCGATCAATACTGGAGCTATTTTTCGCTTGAATAAGAACTGGTTTTGTCATGATAGATAAATGAATGGAAAACTAAAGGTAATATCAACCGAGGTTGCTCCAGTAACTTCGATGTCATTATTACCAATTTCTAATTCCAGATTCTGAAAATTAGTATCTGAATTACAATTTTTACCATTAAAAAAACTATTAACCCCATCAAGAGTAATAGTATCTTTACCATCTGATTTTTTATTGTAAGACCAAACAGTACCGTTAGTCTTATTCGTAATCTTCAAAGAATTACCAGTAAACTTACTAATTATCTTTAAATCGTGACGCTTTAAATACGGATCGATTTTAATATCCGAAGCGTTGTAAACCTTAAACTTAGTCGTTGTAAAATGATAAGTCGGATTACCTTCAGCTAAAAGGTTCATTCCTAGTTGCCAACCATTTTGTTCAAACGTGTAAGGCGAATCAGAGCGATACATTGAATATCGATAACCACTCGGATTATCGAACGGAATCGTAAACAATGCATTATGGTCACCCACACTAATCGGAGCTATCTCAAATGGTGTTGGATAGACGAAATAAACCTTGGCTGGATCGGTGCTAGTCCGAATCCGAATTAATTGACGATAACCAAACAGTCTGTAAATCTCATGCTTTAATAATTTGAAATCAGTGTAATCTCGGTACTGTAACCAAAAATTAGCATTCACCGTTGACCTAGCGAATGTTTGATAAGCAAACGGCGAACCATCAAGGTTAGCAATATCTTGATACGTATTGGTAAATTGTGGTGTTGAATCTTCAGAACGAAACAGCAATCCCTTAATTCGTTGACTGATTTCAAATTCATCCTGGTCACCAATCTTCATCCAGAATTTTGGTTTCATAAATTCACCTCCTAACTTGATGGACCATACATACTTAATGACAAGTCCTTAGCTTCTTTGCGATATAATCCATCAACATCAAAACTACCTTGTCGCATTACCGCTTGTAATTGAGCTCGGTTAATCGTAAGTAATTCACCAAAAGTGCTACTCATCGTATCAAACTTATCACCTAATGCTTTAACTAACTTCTGGTCACTGTCGTTGACCGTATTAATAACAGTAGATTGTGGAGCAACGGATTCACTAATACTATCCGAAGCTTTAATGATGCTTGAAGATTCTGGAATAGTAGGACTTACTAGCTTTTGTCCTTTAATCATGTTCGCAGTTAGTCGAGCCGGAATAATCTGACTACCTCTAGGCAAGTCTTCAATTACAACATTTCTTCCCTCCGGAACAAATGCTCGGCGACCAGGTATCTTAATTGCTTCACGATAGACTGGACCAGCCTGATCATTAACTAATGCTGAACCACCTTGGAAGTTTGACGTACCTTTTTCAAAACCAATTGAGTGCCACAATTTAGCAGCACCCGATTTAACCGCCTTGAATAAAGCAGTAATCGTAACTTCTTTGCCTTTAACACTATCAATTGACCTCTTAGCTGAAGTAACACCACCGCTAGTTTTATTGCTAGCAGTGATAGATTTATTACTTGGCATCTTCATAAATCCATTAACTGTGCCTTTAGAACTGGTAACACCGCTTTTAGTATTATTAGCTGTTGTTAAAGGTTTCTTACCGTTCATACTAGTAAAGCCTTTAACCGATGTCTTTGAACTATTAACACCACTATTAGTGTTGTTTTTAGCGGTCAATGAAACAGATTTAGGTTTTGAGTTACCAAAATCTTTAACATTCTTTTTAGCTGTTTTGGCTGGACCAGAAGCTTTATCGGTTGCTTTTAATCCAATCGGATTAGGCATTTTAATTCGACCATATTTATCGACTGCAATTTTCGCATTGTTAGCAGGCTTTGATGCGTTGTCTTTAGCTAATAAGCTCTTAACTTCACTCTTTGGTAAACTAATATACTTTTTATAATCATTGGTAACTTTACCAACAATCTGACTAGCATTTTTATCATTTGCGATTAAATTCTTTTCTTTGGTTGGAAGACTATTCCAATCTTTTACGTTCTTAACGCCTTTAGCTACATCACTAGCACCTTTAGCTTTAGCCACAACCGTCTTCATATGTGGTGTAAGGTTATTCCACTGATTAAGTCCAATTTTAGCTTGCTTCATTGCTGGAGAAGCATTGTCTTTTAAGACAGCTTTCTTTTCATCAACGCTTAACTTATTCCAAGTCTTAAGATTTGAAAGTGCGTTTAATAAATCAGACTTACCTTTAGCCGAAATAATTGCTTTCTTTTCAGCTGGAGTGAATTTGTTCCACTCTTTACCCTTTTCAATCATTGCAGCTAAATCATCGCCACCCTTAGTAGCGATTAAAGCCTTCTTCTCTTTAAGGGTTAGTTTGTCCCACTTGCCAGCATTAACTGATGCAATTCCGATCATTGAAGCCGCATTGGTACTCATTTTTCCTTCCTTGACCAGAAGCATCATTGAGTTCCACTTATCTTTGTTCTTAACGGCTTTATCAACTTCTGCTTGAGCATTGGTTTTTAACTTACCAGTCTTTGGATCAAGCACCATATCATTCCATGACTTAGCAGCCTTTTGAGTCTCTTTTGACATATCGCCTGTAAGCTTAATTGCTGTACTAGCAGTATCTTTAAGGCTCTTGGTATACTCTTGCATCGCTTTTTGAGCTTGCTTATCAGTAAAACCATTGGCTTCTAAATCTTGAAGAATCTCACTCTTTGACTTACCCTGTTCTTTTTCAGTTCGTATTAAATCTTCACCTAATTGAGTAAGTGTAGCATTATGAGTTTTAGTTAAAGCTTCTTCAGCGGCATTCGCTTCTTTCGCAGTAATCAACCCATCTTTTCGAGCTTGATTGATTTTCCCGTATTTCTTGTTATAAGTGTCGATTTCTTTGTATGCTGCATCACCAACATCTTTAGCAGTTTGTGCTAACTGCTTTTTGGTCATGGTACCAGTCTCACCAAGTTCTGCTGCTAAAACTGATTTTTTCTGACTAGCTTTAAGATTTAAAGTTTCAATCTCATCTTTAGCCATTTTGCGTTGTAAGTTCGCAATCGCTGTTGCTTGATCAGATGTTAACTTTACTCCATCTTTAGCAGATTGAGCTGTAATATCGCTAACTTTTTTCGCAGTTGATTGCATATCAGCAATACGTTTTTGATCAGCGGTACGTTCTTTATTAGCTTGATCTAATAAAGTTTGACCAGCAGTACCACCTAATTGTTTAGCAAGTTTTTCGGCTTCTTTATACTTCTTATCAACGCTCTTAGTCGTTGAATCAACCATATCTTGAAAAGCTTTATCAACTTCTTTAGCACTTTTTTTAGCATTGGTATTGAAACTGTCTAACGCTGTTGAAGCTTTAGTTTCAAAGTTACTCATATCAGTTGCTGCATCTGATACAGTTTTACCAATATCAGATCCCCATTCTTGCGCACGTTGAGAGCTCTCGTAAGCTTTCTTGCCATAAAGTTCCCAATAACCAGCACCAACTAAAGCTGCAACTCCAACACCAGTAACGGCGGCACCAGCTACAGTCAATGATGTTCCAAGTACACCAGCACCAGCTTCTGTGGTCGTTAAAGCTGTACCAAATATGCTTAACCCACCTTTGCTAGCAACAGATGCTTTAGTAGCTAATCCTTCAACTTCTTTACCAGCTGTAGTAGCTCCTGTAGCAACATCACCTAATACTTCTTTAGTCGCTTGTGTTTTGGCTTTCCATTCTGCAAATTTACCAACCGCAGTAACAATCAATCCACCAACTTTACCAAATCCACCAATTAACTTACCAGTCATCGCTAGGACTGGACCGCCAGCAGCTGCAAGTAATGCAAATTTGATAATTGTATTTTGAGTTGAATCGTCTAAGTCAGAGAAACCATCAACTAAATCCTTAGCTTTATTAACTAATGGAATTAATTTAGGAACAAGTTTAGCTCCTACTTCAATACCTAGAACTTGTAATGAAGCCAATAATTTTTTGACGTTATTTTCTGAAGTATTACTCATTTCTTCAGCTTGTTTCTTAGTCGCACCCGTTGAGTCTTCAGTGTCTTTAGTCAATTGACGTAATTTACTTGATCCAGTTTCTAGCAAGGCATTCATCGCTGATTGATTTTCACGACCAAAAGCCGTTGCAATAGCTTTGTTTCGGTCAGCTTTGTCCCAACCTTTAGTACCTTTAGTAATGTCATCGATTAAACGTGGTAAGTCATTAGCATCTTTCTTAAGTTCACCAGCTGAAATTCCCATAGAACTAAATGCTTTGGAAGCATTCGGAGTAACTTTAACCAACGATGTTAAAATTCCTCGTAAGTTAGTACCAGCCTTTTGACCTTCAATACCTTTATTTGAGAGTTCACCAATTGCAGCAGCTGTTTCTTGAACAGATAATCCAGCGGCATGTGCCTGTGGACCAACATACGACATAGCTTCACCCATATCACTAAATCCAGCAGCAGTTGCATTAGCTGCGTAAGTGATTGAGTCTGTAACCATTTGAGTATTCTTCAAAGTTCCAGCTGTTTACTTAGATTTAAGCCCAAATTGTTCAACAATTGAAGATGTAGTATTCAAAACAGAACCTAAATCTTCGCCAGAAGCCATTGTGGCATCCATGATTGAAGGCATGGAACCTAATACTTGATTAGTGTTGTAACCACGACGAATCAATTCAGTCATACCATTATTAATTTCAGTCGTAGACACTCCATACTTCTCCGACATGCTCTTAGAAGCATCACCAAGTTGGTCAAGTTGAGCTTTGTACTTAGATGTAACTGTTGCACCATTCGTCAGTAAAGGACCAATAGCCTTAATTTGAGAATCAAACTGAACAGCGGATTTAGTTGCATAAGCTAGCCCAGCAGCAATTGGCATACTTACTTTGGTAGTCATTTTTGACCCGATGTTACTCATTGAAGTTCCAACAGTAACTGCTGCTTTACTCATCTTATTGAGTTGACCAGTATAGCCTGTAGTTTCAGCTCTGACTTTAGCCAATGCTCCGGCATTATTAATGTATTGAGTTCTTAAAGACATTAATTTAGCATTTGCATTTTGTGATTCAGTTGCCAATTTAGCGGTTGATTTACTTGCCTTACCGTCAACTAAAGAATTTTTATAAGCCTTACCTAAAGCTTGAACTTGACGTTCTTGTGACATCATTACTTTAGATAAACCAGTTGCTTTTGCTGATAGAACATCAAACTCTTTACCAAACATCTTAGCAACCGACATTGATGACTTAAGTTCAGCCATTGCATACTTGGTTTCTTTTTTAACTCCAGCTAGACCTTTACCAAAATCAGAGTGATCAAGTCCTAACTCGATGACCATTCTACCTAATGGTTCATCTGCCATTTATTTTTACCTCCTTTCCTCAATTATTGTTTTGCCAAATCAAAAAGACTCATAACGGGAGCATCACCTGGATCAACTCCCATGATTCCAGGAGTTACTTTTACACCAGATTGTGTCGTTTGAGTCTTCTTACTTTCTTTTTTGGATGTAGCATCCATAATTTGTTGTAATGTTTTAAAATCAATATCATTCATAACGGAACCGAGCGTATAACCTGGTCGATTTTCAACAATCAAACCAACCGCTGCTAAAACTCTCTCACGAGCTTCACTTATGGTTAATCGTTCTTCGGTTCCGTCTTCACGTTTTTTGGATCTACACCAGCAATTTGATTGAGAATATTTTCCAAAGTGTCTCCAAATGTTAATGCATTGAGGCCATCCCAAATTGTATCTTCAGTAACTGCCTTATCGGTAAATACATCAGCAATAAAATGAACACGCTCGTTGTACATGTCTCGAATGCTTTTTTCTCCCTCAAAATCAATCAAATCTAATGCACCAATAATTACGTTCGCTGGAATGAAATCCTCAACAAATGTTTTTTTCTTACCTTTAATCAATAATGTTAATTTCAATGGTTCAGACATAAATCATTCCTCCATATTAAAAAGCAAGGCTAGATTCTCGATCTAACCTTGCTTAATCTTATTTAGTCGTTACAGTGATAGATACTGTAGAATCATCAGTTAATGTGGCAGTTCCACCAGTAACCGAACCATCAGTTAATTCAAGTTCGATTGCTTTAACTGATGCACCTGTTGCGCCATCGGCACCTTTATCACCCTTTGGTCCAGTTGGACCCGCAGGACCCGTTGCTCCTGCATCCCCTTTCGGACCCTGTTCACCATCGCCGACTGCTGCTAAATCATTTTCGATTGCATTCAATTTAGTAGCCGTGATTGTATCTCCCGTTTTCCATTCGTTAGCAGTATGTGCCATTTAAATCACTCCTTACGCAATTTTTGCTTGACCAACTTTTGCTGTTTCAACTTTGTCATCTGGATCAGTATCACTACCGTTCTTTGGATTGAATAGTTGATCTTCGAAGATTGTGATAGCGTCTGAATCTGTATTTGTATTACCAATAAACTTCTGCATTGATTCACCATTAGTTTCATCGGCAGCAGTTGAAGAACCAGGTGTGAAGTTCCACGTTTCAGCTTCTGGAGTGTAAGCTTTTGAGGAATCAAGTGTTTGGAAATTGATTTTCTCACGTCCAAAGTTACCTGTATAGAATCCAACTAATGCAATCTCACCGGTGTCCTCTTTTGTTTCCATTTCAATTGCACAAAGAGGTGGCATCGTGTCTTCACCAGCATAAGCAATACCATTTTTATCAACTCGAAAACCAGATAGAATATCTGCAGTCTTTTCAGGCAAATCTAAAATACCAAGTTGAGCTTTGATATCATCAACGCCTCCACGAGCAACATAGTAATCAACATTAGAAGCAGAAACTTTAGTTGAATCTTTTGTTAGTCCACTAATTTCTGCTGTAGTAGTACCACCTTCATGTTTTTTACCTTCAACGATAATCAAATCGCATTTCTTAGTTCCGTCTTCATTAAATGGTTGAATTTTTAATCTTTTATATCCAACAAACATATATCTTTCCTCCTAATAATTTGTGTCATATAGATTCGTGTTTCCACGATATCTACGTGCATCAACAAAATGACCGGTGGTTTCAAAGTATTCGTCGAGTCCATCGGTCATTTGTCCATAATTTAGTTTTTGCATTTCTTCTTTAATTTCATGTTGCACTAATTTAGCTTCTTTTCGGTCTGGTGATTCGACAGCAATTTGAAAAGTAAATTCAATCTGCATATCGATGTCACTAGCCGAATTACCAGATATTGGTGGGGCTAACGGTTGAATCAAAATAAATGTTCTACTCTGATCTGATGTTTCTGGGTAATCATATTTTTTAATACGATAGCCACCGTTAGCAGTCTTAGTTAAACTAGCGATCGTTGGATTATTCTTTAATGCTTCATAAATAATTCCAATCATATCTTTGAGTTCGATCATAGTAATTTCTCCAGTTCATGACGTTCCAGTGATTTGGCAGCATTTCTTGAAGAATCAAAAGTCTTCTGAATCTTGCCAATTCCATTTGGACTGTATCTTTTACCGTAGCGAGTGTACCCAAATTCATTTAAATGAACTAAACGGTATCTTTGCCCGCTACCAGAACCGGACCAACCAACATTAATCGTTCTAACTCCACCACGAAGACGAGGTTTACCAGTGGTAACTTCAATTACTGTTTTCCCAGTATCACGATAAGACGATACGGCATTCTTCAAATTGACAGCCATTAATCGACCAGCAATCCGAAGTGCTTCATTTTCAATCTTAGCCAACCTACTAGGTTTAAATTTCTCTTCTAATTTAGCAAGAACCTCGTCTACTCCTCGTACATCAACACTCATGCGGTCACCCCCAAAACAACAATCACGAAACGGTCATCTTCGAAATCTGGACGAACGTCCAAAATGTTCCAAAGAATATAATTCCCATTAGAATCTTTATACCTGTAATCAGTAATAACAACGGAATCGTTATAAGCTGGCTGGTACTCACCTCTGGTATCTCGAACCTTTATTGTGACCCCTCGTTTAACTCCATGCACATCTAAGATTGCATTGTCCTTATTGCTTGAGCCATAAACTTGAGCAAAACAATCAAACACTGGTTCAGTTGGCATTTGACCAGGTTCACCATCTGGATTTTCAGTTTGATGATAAAAACTGACTGGAATCCGTAAGTCACCACTAGTCGTTTTTGGTTTCTGATATTGACTCATCATCATCATCACCTGCCCCAAACGTTAAACTAGCCGATACACCTAAAATTTGACTTTGAAAATTACCTTCGAAGAACTCAACTGAATCGTTATAAACATACCTAGAACGTTCAATAACTAAGCTTTGAACTCCCTCGTTGGTAAGATTGTCACTACCAGTCATTCGCTTAATTTCAGACTTAGACTCTTCCAAAATCGATTTTAAATTTTCATCTTCTGAATCATGAAAAATGTGTAATCGTGATTTAAATTTTTTTAGTAAGTTATCATCTACCATCACATCACCTCGTTAACCAGTGCTAACAAGTCAGATTTTTTAGAAATTCCATCATGCTTAATCTCATGTTCATCTAACCAACTTGTGATTTCAGCAATGGTGTTTTTGCTAGAAACGCCGTCTTTTAACGGCGACTCTATTTTCCCGTGTTACCACCAGTTGTTGGGTCAGTTGGTGCTGAACCAGTGCCAGATAATTTCAAGTCATAAACAGCCGATGCAGTATTGTCATGTGCTTTACCATAAAGGAATTGTTTAGCAGTAAAGAGATCTAAATCTTCCAAAGCCAAAGTTTGATCAAATTGCTTAATTTGAAGTGGACCGGCTTGGAATGCATCGTAACGATCTGGAATAAACGCAATCACTTTACCTTCTGGTACGAATTCCGATTCAACAGTTGTTAGTCCAAATGGCATTGCTGTAACAAATTGACCGTTCAAGTTTTGAATCATGAATTGAGCTTCAACATCCAATGTATCACCAGGGGACATTGCCAAAACTGTTCGACCTTTAGCAACTACTGGATGACCGTTTTCTTTCTTGGAAAGTCCTTTAATTACTCCTGCTAATTCTTTGGCAGCCGTTTTAGTATCCGCAAAAGTTAGTTCACCAGCAGACGCTTTTTCAGGATAAGCACCGTCTGTAACGGCTACGCCTTTTGAAACATCACGATTTAAACCGATTGGTTTATCTTTACCATCTCCAGTCAAGAATGCTTCTTCTGACGCTACAGCAAAGGCTTCTGTAATTTGAGTTACAACAAACTTCTTAATCCATTGTGGTCCAAAGTCTTCTAAATCCTTTGGAACAACAACGAACGCAGTTGCTTTGTTTTGAGTTGCATCGTCTTCAGAGAAGCTGGCATCTAATTGGCTCTTAATTTCACCAAAGATTTTGCCCCATACAACCGTTCCAGTCGTATCAGATTTGATAATTTTTAGGCTAATACCATTGTTTTTAAGACCGATTGCAGATAAGAATGGGTGTTGTTGAACCATATCTTCAAAGATTTCATCAACCGTTGTTTGTGGCAGAATCTTTTCGCCAGTGGACTTAGTATCTGTATCCGTCTTGAGTTCGTTAAAGAACTTAACCTCTTCGTTAGTCATCTGCATTTGATGAGCATTTTCAAGTTCAGTCATCTTTTGTTCCGTGATGGACTTAACTTCGTTTTTAGCATCGCTACCAAGCGCGTCCATCATGTTATTTAAAGCCGTTTCTTTGGCTTCACTAGTTGCTTCTGGATCCATGGCAATTTTTGCGTAATTGGCACGCTCTTTAGCAAAGTTTTTGTAATCACCAAATTTAATCATGTATATTTTCCTCTTTTCTTTATATTAAAAAACGAACGGATCAATATTGACCTGTTCGTTTTTAGACTTATGCGTATCTACATTTTTTAATTTTTTCACAACTTCGTCAGCAACGTCTTTCACTAAATCAGATGAAATCGGTGCATCTAAGGCAACTGTGGCAAATTTATCGATTACCGTTTGGGGAATCATTCCTGAATTACTATTTTCAAATAATGGCGCTTCTTCTGTATTATCATTTTTAAAATTAATTACAGAATCAATTAACCCGGCTTCTAAAGCTTCATCAGCAGTATAGAAACTGGTTTTTGCCATGATATTAAGAACTTCTTTTTCACTCTTGCCTGTCTTCCCCATGTAAGCTTGAGCAATCGATTTGTCTGTTCCTTTCAGAACGTCAGAAATCTTGTCGAAGTCATTATGATTTCCTTCGCCATAAGTAGATGAATTATGAATCATCATCCTTGCCGTTGGGGACATCTCCAAAGTATCGGCACCCATGGCAATTACCGAAGCAGCGCTTGCTGCCATTCCATAAATCTTAGCCGTTATTTTTCCAGAATAAGATTTAAGTGACGTCCAAATATCACTAGCGGCATATACATCTCCTCCATTCGAATTAATAATCAATTCGACATCGGCTGTTTGCCCAGAAAGTTCATCATTAATTACAGATGGTGACGTATAAGGTAAATTAAAATACTCATAAAACGCCGAATTTCCGTCAGAGATAATGGGTCCTTTAACATCAATCTTCACTGTCATCTTTCTCACCTCCCTTCGTATCAGTCGTGTAGTTCTTAGTGATAATCACTCGGTCTCCATCTGGCAATGGCTCTAATCCCATAGCTTCACGGACTTCATTAATTTTCACGACGCCACTTGAAGCCAACTTATCAACCTGCTCTGATAACTCAAGAATGTTAGGTTGATCAAGTCCAACCGCTTCAATGTACGCATCACCCGACAATACTTCGTTTTTACTAAATAACTTAGCATTCAGTTCATCCCGAATCTTTTTCAGCAACGGAGAAAGGCAGTAACGATTAAACAACGTTGTATTCTCATTGCTTTCAACATTCGTCCCATGGATTAACGCTGTTGGAACACCGATAATACCAGCAATATCATCAATAAACGCATCCTTGACTTGATTAATTTCATCAAAGTTTTGATTCTTTGCTGTACTATTACCTAGTTCTTCATAGTCGAAGCCTTTAGTTGTTGGAATAATCGCCACGGACTTCTTCTCAAACGAAGCATAGATGTTATCAATATAATTCTGTAAGGCTTTCTGTTTAGCCTCCTGCGTTCCAGTTGTCATATTCGCTTTAACGTTCGCTCGAATCTGATTATTACGGAGCTGAAGATTAAACATTCGTCCCATTAGTTCACCATAATCTGACCAGAGTCCGTTTAGATAACTATCCAAACGAGCATTCCCGTACGTTAAATAAATTACATCGTCCATGCTAAACGTTCGTTCAAACTCATAATTTTTGACTACCACTCCGCTAAAAGAGTCCGGATATAACGCATATTCATTTCTGATAAAACTATCAGCAATCAATAAATCATTTGTATCACTCTGAACAATTAATACTTCACCTTTACGCAATAACTTGTAGACTGCTTCTTGCCAGAAGTCACCAGCTGATTTATCGGTATTCGGTCGTACATTTAAATGATAATAAGCTTCATCCTTAACCGGTTTGTGATTTTTTAGTATTCGAAATTCCGTCTGACCAACCGCTCTAGCAACAAAGTTGATTACTTCATCAATGGCCAAACGTTTCATGTACGCACGTTCCGCCGTACTCTCGTATTCCTCAAGGTCATAAATAAAACTTGAATCATGACGTCGTGTAAATATTTCCGCAAAGCTACTAAACACACTCATACGCTCACCTCCCTTCAGCTAGAAATTAAGTCCATTCAATAAATCGAGTGATTCTTCCGGATCAACATCCTCAATCTCATCAACCCGATATTGACCATACTCAAATGCTTTAAATCCGTCGGTTTTTCGACGGCGTTCTTCTTTCTTGCCATACTTTTTATTACCACGGGCATCAACCGTTACTAATACATTTTGTGTATTCCAACGAAGCAGAGGGTTATCACCCCATACAAATTTGTTAGCAGCAAAGCCGTCTTCAATTCGAGGAGCTAATAATCCATCGATTGCCGTTGGATTTTTAATTACGTCAACTTCGAAATCAGCATCTTCAAAGAATTTCCTTAATAAATCAGCTCGGAAGTTATCAAGAACGACCTTATCAATCACGTATTTCTCACGCATCTCGGTAAACCAATTGACAACCTCACGGGGATCAATTGTTTCAGTATTTAGAATTGTTAATAGTCCTTGATCTTCCCAATCTCCAATTGGGGCAACGTTACGAGGCCGATCAGCTGGATTCGCTGAATATCCATAATACTTATCAACAAATTGCTTACGAGCAAACTGATGCGAGATAAAGTAGACCTTGCCGCCCATTTTGAAAGTTAAACCGCAAGCAGCAAAATCTCGCATACTGGCAAAATCAAGTGAGCCAACTGCCTCTCGACCTTCTAATTGATCAAGTGGAATTGGTTCATTGGTTGCTTTAATTTGCTCATATGGAGCGACCGACTTTTCAGGATCCTTTAATGGTAAATCCATTCGTTTAGTTAGAAATTCTTCTCGCATGCTGGGCTGGGACTGCATCTTTAGATACTGCTTCCGAATCTTTCGGAATAATGTCTTACCATAACCAGTTAGGGGTTTAGAAAGCATTGGATTGGCTTTTTCCCACATGGTTTCGTCATCAACTTCCTCTTCAGAATCTAATTTGCACCAGAATGGAAACATAGTATCCGGCGGTAGTTTACCAACCATAACCTGTAAAGCAATATCCTTCTTCTCGTCCAGATAGCCGTCACGAACATATCCATCCGATCCAATTTCAAATTGCCGAGATTCGGGTACCTTACCTAATCCAGACTCGTAAACCGAAACTCCTGAATCGTCCTGATACATGTGAATTTCATCAAACACATCAAAGCCATCACGCAAACCATCTTTGGTTTTCCCATTAGATGTTTGATACATCACAATTGAATTAGTTGCTTTTGATTCAATCTGCGATTTATTCGCATTAAACGAACCACTGAGTACGTCATTTCTTTTAACTACATTGTAGATTTCAGTAATCGAAGTTTTAGCCTGGTCTTCCGAATTAGCCACAATCGAACCATTGTAACCAGGTATTCCATTTAATTGGCTAATTAAAAATGCCCCCAGTGAACTGATCGTTCCATTCTTACCAGCACCACGCCCAACCACCCAAAAATACTCATCATAATACACATCATCTGTGGTCTTATCATAAAGAAAAATGAATGCTGCTAAAAATCTCTGATATAAAACTGTCGGAAAAAACCATTTTTCCGTAAAGTTAATATAATCTTCAATTTTTTCTTCGTTGAAAAAAAGCTGGTCGTTATTTAGGACAAACTTCTCCAAATAATCAATCAGCATCACTCGTTCTTTGTTTAGTTTTATTTTTCCCGTTTTATAGGCGTTTATATAGTCATCTACGTACTTTTGATGAATCATACTAGCCCGCCTTTACTATTACTTGAGGGGGCATTTTGGGCGTGATTTCCGATAGTGTTTTCAGTTGATTTAATCGTCTTAAAAATCTCATTTTCCAAATTTAAAAGTTGAGTATTCAACTTCTCTTTTTCTGGAATTGCTGGATTAACCTTAGTAAATTTTTGATTACCATTCTCAACTGTAATGGTGGCTCCGTCCTTTTGTATCGCTGTTCCTAGCTTTTTATATAATTTTTTTAAATCCAAATAGCGACTGATTTTTTCTTGCAATAGAATGTTGTCTTGGTCACTATTATTTTTAAAATATTCTTCAATTTTTGATAAACTCAAACTCCCCACCCCCCCTCGTTTTAATTTTTTTCTTTTTTCTGGGAAGTCGAGCTCACCCACCGGTTCTCAATTTCAATTTTTTTACTAAAATTTTTGACCCCGGGGGATGATTTTTAATTTTTATTTTTGAAATTTAGTTAAAAATGCCTGCCAATCAAAAAATACACATTTTTGTACATAATAATAACCATCAAAGTTATCAATATCGTTGATTCTCTTCTTGACATAGTTCTTCGCGCGTCGTTCGCTAAAGTAGACCCGATTAGCTTCTGTGATGTTAGCTTGTGGTTGTCGCATTACTACATAGACAATGACCTGCTTAGTACCATCGACTCTTGGCTTCATTGTGATCTACCTCCACTATCTTCTGATGATTGCAATGATTGCATGAGTAACAACGATAGATACAACTATTAGCACTCATCAATCCTTGATAGATATAACTATGACCAGTGAACATACACTTCAGTCCCATCGTTCATCATCCTTCCACTTATTAGTACGTTTACCATTACCATTACTACGATAGTTCATTCGACCATGTCGTTTGTTATGACAGTCCTTACATAATGTTCTTAGGTTGTCCTTATCAAACCGAAGCTCTGGATAGTACTCAAGCTCTTTGATATGGTCAACCTCTAGCACTGTATCCATATCAGTAACCACCCGACCATCAGTCTTACACCACTGACACTCATGGTTGTCTCGATCTAATATGTCATCACGTAACTGTCGCCACTCAATCGAGTTATAGAACTCTCGACGTTGTTCCTTGTCTAACTTAGATTGCATAACTAATCGCCCAAGTGATATTTATTACCGTACATTGTCTGGCCTGTTCTATTATCAATCATTACATGCTTAACTACCGATCCATCAATATATTCAGCAATCAGCATATTAACTCCAAGATTAATATCATCAGTTAGGTATTGATATGATAGATGTACAATCGGATAGCTCTTACCATGAACCATCAACGTTGGTGCTTGACCTTGCTCAACAATTAATAAGACTTCTTCTGACTTATACTTCTCAAGTACTTTAGTAAAGTCATCTGCGTTCAACGATATCTTTCCAACTATTTCTGCCATATATTTTCCTTCCTATTCCATAATAAAAAGTCACACAGAATGGTGACTGTATGACTTATTCTAAGTAAAATCTATATAAAAATTATCCCTTATCCATGGTAAATTGTCTGATGGATTAATAAAATTAAAATATTTATCACTAGCAACTGACACGGTTATGTTTGAATCAACTGAATTATTATAGTCTGGTATGATGACCGAACCGTTATATTCTAGATATTCGTGTGCATCTTCAGGCTCGAAAGCTAAGTTTATTAATCTTTCATCAGTCTCTCCCACAGGAGGATATGCAAATACACGTGGTCCTTCAGGCAAGAAACGATAGAAATTAGATAAAAAATTAGATAATTTGTAAACATTTTCTCCATAAATTTCAGAAGGATACGAAAATAAAGTATTTATCATATTAGAATAAACCTGACTTGCATCGGTAACATTATTAAATTTCTTACCAATAATATTAGCAGTAAAACCTTTTTTTACTTTGTATGAGTTTAATATCACTGCTTGATTTTTATTATCGTCAACTTGATATCTTATCTCTTTAAAAGTTTGCAAAGGATTATTCGATAAATAGAATACTGACTCTCCAGGTTCATTAAGTCTTCCATACGTTTTTACTAATTTAGCAGGTGCCTCCCAAAATTCAGATTCTTTCCAGTGTCCAGCATCCTTTAAATTTGCTATCGAAACACCTATGAGTCGTGACCTAAGAAGTATGCTTCCAACTTCCCACCTGCCTGTACCAAATATCATTCTAAATTGCTTCGGTAAAAGATCATTAAATTCCGTAGAAGAAAGATTCGATACATTTTTTAATACATAGTTGGCTTTCCTTAATGCTTCCTCTATCGTTTCTTCCTTATATCCAGGTATATCAAACCTGCTAGTAATATATTTTTTTATAAATTTTTTATTCCTTTTCAAATTAAATCCTCCAACACACAAAAATAGACCTACCTAAGTAAGTCTATCAAATATACGCAGATATTAAAAAGTCACACAACAATTAAGTTATGTGACTCGTGTTTAATAAGATAGCAAGGAATCGAACCTTGCCACAAACGTACATGACTTTCCGAATTGAATTTGTTGAAACGGAAGTTTGTGGAACCATCTATCTCACTCGAAAGATTGTATAATATCGGCATATTGGAGGAACCTTAGTTATTTAATTCTTTCGATAATACTAATATACATGTAGTTGTGGTCGCTATGTGGTCGCTATGTGGTCGCTCATTGGTCGCTAATCGGTCGCTTTAGTGCTCTTAAATCATCTACATCTGCAAACGCCCACGCAAATTGTAAAAATGCTTCACTCAATATCTCCTGTGCTCGTGTTTTCCCGTACCCCGTTAACTGCTCTATCTCGTACCACATTAGTTGCTTAAAGTAACGTAGCTCTAACATGCGTCGATGCTTATGATCTAAGCCACCACAAGCTTTAACTACCTTGCTTAGAATATCCTTCGCATACACATGTAATGTAACTTTAGCTTCCGCCCCATTATCAGTACTATGAGATACTGGCATGCCACTAATTACTGGCGATTTAATATCGACAAATGTAGTATGTGCCATGTTCTGCAATGTTGGGAATTCTTTCTCAAAAAAATATTTAACTTTTTCTATGGTCTTAGCTTCATCTAATTCTGGTAATAATGACACGCCCTCAGCTCCCGTAGTATAATAATATTTGTTAGATATATTGCTACGAAGCGTTCCTCTATGAGGGATGCTTTTTTATTACCTTTGAATCTCAATGTCAAATCCCACTGCCAGCTTGCTAACATAAATGGTTTTAACAACATATTCTGGTAATTCTTCTTTAGTCATCAGCTTCCACCTCTTCTAGATTAATTTTATAAGCTTTGCCACCGATTTTTTCTGCAATCTTTTTCACATCATCAAAACTTTCACTCAAAATTGCGTCGTTTAAGTTATCAGTCATTGTGTATCGATAATCGTTTGTTATACTTAATTCTCTTCCCTTATAATATAAATCTCCTAGCCTAATTACATAAACGTTTTTCATTAGTTAATCCTCCGTTTTATTACTTGGTAGCTTTTTAATTTTAATTAGGGCTTCCACAGCTTTTTCCCAGGTCAAATAGCCAAGTACATCATTAGTAATTGGTGTACCGTATTCTAGATCGCCCTCTGGGTTAACACTAAAATCTAACACAGCTAATTCCAACCCATAACTACCTGGAGCGTATATCAGGCTTGCACCATAATCATTAGGAAATCTATATTTATTTTGTAATCCCACAGTTGCACGACTTTTAGGAATTTCGTATTTTGAAAATTCATTTAATTTTGTAATCGGATTTATTTCAGTCATTTTCTACCTCCTCAAACTCAAGCAATCCGGCATTATAATAAATTTCAAACTCCGGCCACTTTTCTTTAGCTTCCTCTACTGTAAGAGCACCACCCGTAATTCCATCACTGCCTGCAAGGCCTAAAATTACCTTTCCTTCATCATCTAATCGAACGTACTTCCTAAGACCGTGTATCCCTTTTAACTTAACTACACGTCTTGGCTTTTCAACTTCATATCCACTGGCAATTGCACTGAGCAATAGTTGCTGATGCTTTTCATATTTTAGCCAATCAAAATCTGAAACCCTGGACCTAACTTTTTTATCAATCAAACATACTATTTCCATAGGATTAACTTTATGTTCATTTGCCTCTTCTATCCAATTAGCTACAAATTTTGGAATAACTACTTTCTTTTCTTGCAAATTTTCTAAAAGTTCAATTGCGTACTCACAACCTGAGGCATACCCGTCTGCATACTCCCCATCCGCAGGGCCTTCCATATAATCTGAATATGCTTCCACCATGCGCTTTGTTAGCTCTTCTTTAACTTCTTCAACATCCACTATTAATCGCCCTCCTTAAATCTCTTTAATACTGGCTTAAATTGCTCTTCTAGTCGGTCCAATTCATCTAAATATTGCGACAATTCCATCACATCATTATTGTCACGGATCATTAAATGAATGGCGGCGTTAAGAGCGTGTCTGATACTCGGATAGAAGCCAAGTTGCTTCATGACAGGTAAATTGTCCTTGTCTAATTTAATCGCCCCAGAATCATCTCTGATGAACTTAATCAAGGTGTGATTGTTGTTGTTCTCGATTTTAATCTGGTAATCTTCGTTAATTTTGATAATCAATTTTCTTCCTCCAATAATTCTGTGTTAGTGTGAACATTTCCAATAACTTCATACGTTCGGTACTTGCCGCTTGTCCAAATTTCGTACTCATCAGTTGCAGTTTCATAGCACCACCCAGCACTAATTTTGCTACGTTTGACTACTCCAATTTTAGGCGACTCGAATGTCTGACCATTCGGTTTAGAAGTAATAATATCGCCCTCGTAAATTTCCTTGCCATTGACATCTTTCAGGCCGGTAAACTGCTCAAAATCAACTAAATCATTCAATTGTTTCAAACTAAATGTTGATTTTTTAGAATGAACCATTTGTTGAATTGTCATCGGCTTAACGTAGTCGTAAGTTTCAATCCCTGTTTTTATCCACGCTCTAAACTTAATCATCGACGCCATCTCCTTAATTGTCATTAGATTTCCTCCGGTTCAAATTCCACATCGATACCCACCTTCGCCATATCGATCGCAATTTCTTCAGCTTCCTTTAACGCTGCTTCTTTTTCAGCAAATAGCTTGGCTTCTTCTTTCGGTGCATTCCATGACACTTGATTCATGTAGCCTTTATCATGTTTATTTTTCAGTACGTAGAACTTGTGTTGCTTAACTTTAAAATTGACCTGCTCACCGATCGGACTAATTGCCGCGTGCAAAATGTCGGCTTTCTGTTTGGCTCGTTTCCACTTTCTAAATACCGTGGCATCTTCAATACCTACGTACTGGTGGGCCTGTCCTCCTAGCCTACGATAATATTTGTTAGTTGCTGTGTTCTTAATCACGTACATCTTTTTCAATCTCCTTTTTCCGCCAATGTTCCTGTTCGTCGACTACTACTTTTTAAATACGTTTTAAGTCTTCAATCGTGTAATTATTGCCGTAGATTTCTCTAACAATTTCCTCTGCCGTCATAACTCTTCAACCTCCATTTCAACTCTAGGCTCTTCGGCATACATCTTATCCATCTCGACGCTCACAATCTGGTTGTCATCATGCCAGACAACGCCTGTGCACGCGTCTGTTACCGCCTTAAACAAGTTATCTATGTCCGGTTTAAAAATGGGTCTATGGTTATTAGAAAGCCTTCTATTACGTTCGGCTTTTGACACACTTTTCTGAACAGAACGATAAAACGTAGTCTTAACTTTCAACGCGCCCATAAGTGGTTCGCCTTTGTATTGTTTTCTTACGGTCAAATGTGCATTGTCCTTATATGCCTTGTATTTCGGTGCAATGTACGCCCATCCTTTCCGCGTCACCCTTGGTCTACTAGCGGCTACTGGCTCACCGTCAATCACTAACTTAATCACTTGAGGGCACCTTCTTTTTGCATACTTTGTACCAATGGCTAGCAACGTTATATCCTGTCATGCCTAATTTTTCGGCAATTTCATCAAACTTTGCACCCTTGCTTCTTTCGGCAATCAGAAACGCATCTTCCTTTTTAGTCCACTTCTTAGGTGTTCTTTTGTTCTTCTCCTTTTTAATTTCGATTCCGAGTTCTCGCAAATCTGAATAGATCGTCTGAACCTCTACACCTAGCTTCCATGCAATGTCAGCATAACTAAGGTTCCTATCAAGCATTTCTGGTATTAGGCTCTGCCGGGCAACCTTCATCTTGTGCTTCGTCATTCTAATCTCGCCAATATACTTACGCTTTTTAATTTTTGAGATGGTCAATCCACGAGCTTTGCGGAAACCTTCGTAGTCGCCACGGTCTAACAATTCTTGTTCAATATCGGATTGCTTAGCAGCCGTACCAACTCGTACATAGCGCATCGGTTCCGGCATGTCCATGTAAACGCTATCCTTACGGTCACCCTCATATTTTGTGTAGTTCTTAAGCATCCACTTATGCAGGTCCGACTTATGTTCGCTTTCGCCGTATACTTCCTTGCTATTAACCCCGACCAAACGCCACATTAGCTTCACGCTCCTTTTCCTTTCGAAATGCCTTATTACAATTAGGGCAGGGCATCACCTGCATAATTGCTCCATTCGTTTGGTACACGACCTGCGTACCGCCACATAATTTACACATTAGAAAATCGCCATCCTTTTATCTTCTGTTTTTTCAAATTTGATAATCGCGTCGTTCTTAACGACACCTTTGTACATCCGACTTAATAATTTTGGATTATATATTTCCGATAATTCCTTACTGCTCAAATTAGTAGTGATAATTGTCCGGCTCCGCTTGTTTAAGACGCCGAAAAGCACTTGCTGTACATATTCACTCGCTTCTCTTGATTCGCGCCTAAACGAGGCCTCACTGCCCAAATCGTCCAATACAAGCAAGCTAACCTTCCCGAGCAGGTCCACCATGCGAGATTCGGTGTAATAACTATCCCGATGCTCGAACGAATCCTTAATTTTTCGCATCATTTCGTTAATTGATATAAACAAGCATGACGCGTTAGGCTTAATGTTCTCGTTGACGCCTTTAAGCATCGAGATTGCTAAGTGTGACTTACCAACACCAGGTTTGCCCGTAATGATGGTGTTAGCTTGGTAGCTACGATCCATGTACCTGTATGCGATTCGTTTAGCCTTTTTCAGGTTCACTTCCGCCTCACTACCAGCTTCAACCTCGTAGTTGTCAAAGCTTGCTTGCCACAAGTCCTCATCATCAATAATCGAATCTTTTCGTAACACATCATGAAAGCCACGCTTGTAGTTCCGCAAAGCTCCAATAGTTACTAACTCATTATTTTTATGTCTACGCTTATCTTCCGCGCACTTTGGACAAAACGGTTCATGGTTAGCCAGCACTAGTAGTTGTTGTTCTGGATGAATTCGGCAGTATTCGTTTGTCTTTTTAACATGCTTTAAAAGTTCAAAATTCAACCCCGCCATAAGATTTTGTCCCTTTCTCTACCTTTGGTTTAATTTGTTGGTTTAAATACTGATCGAACTTGTTTCCAAACAAAGTACTTGGCTGTAAGTACTTATCCGTAAAAAATGAGTTAGCATCGTTTGCGTCTAGTACCTTGTTATCAATTACCTTCTTAAAATCGTCCAGTCTATAACCCTCATGCCATCTAGCACGAATCAGTTTCTTGTTTGATTCGACGTTTCTAAAGTGCTTACCAGCTTTTTCATTTAGGTAGTCGATTATTTGTTTGTATTGGATATGGTCGGACTTATTGTCCGACGTATTATTGTTAGTCTCTGTAGTAGTCTCTGGTAGTCTATGGTATTGGTTAGGACTCTCAGTCCCATTCAGAGAGGGACTCTCAATCCCACTCGTAGGGACTGCCGGTCCCTTTGGTTTTCCCAGATTGTCCAACGTTTCGTAATTAATCCTGTACCATTTAGTCTTATCGAAAGCGGCTTTGTTATACACTCCAGTAATTAGCAAACCTTTTCTTTCTAAATCTTTTAAATAACGTTGGATAGTTTTTTCCGAAATCCAAGGAAACTGTTCATGCCAGTTAGAGACACTGTTGTATACCCACCGATAGCCGTCTTTAACTTTATTAGATTTACTACACCAATAATGTATCTGCTGTAGCATGATTGCCTTATCAACGTTATCTAATTCAACCGCCAACGACGGTAATACTTGCAGTGGTGGCTCACTGATTAGTAAATTGTTCATTTTGCTCACCCCCGTAGTCTCCTTTAATTTTCAATCGTTTCAAATCCTCGATGCTTAATTTGATACCATCAACGGGCACGTGATACTTAGCGGAAAACTTAGCTGGCGTAATGCTTTCAATCTCACTGTGATGCACTCTGCATAGTGGCAGTACATGCCGTTTTGAATGGTCAACCTTGTTTCGGTTCGTTCGCCCGACCACGTCGACGTGGTGAATGTCAGCGTGTTCCCCACAAATCAGACAGACCCGATGTCTACAGCATTGATAAATGAAATACTGCTCTTCGCGTGGAAGTAGCTCATAGCCTTTCTTAAACGGCACTCGCCATTCGAACATGAAATCGATAACTAGGTCTAGCAACTGATTAGCATCACTAACAGACGATTCTGTGGCGTCTGATAAGCTGATAGACTTACCAGCGGTATAAAACTCGTACTGGGTATAGAACATTGATTTCAGAAATTCACTCGGCACTACGAAATACGTTTCAATATCATGTAGTAGGGCGAAAAATAACCGTCGCTGTTGTACTCGTGCTCTCCTTGGGTCTGCCACTTCAAAATCAACGTAGAACTCGCCTTGCCCACCGCTCACTGTCTCTAAATGGTCTTGGTTAAGTGGTTTGTCTAAATGAATAACTAGGTCTCTGCCTCGTTGTTCCGCTCTCGCTCTCTGCATTTACATCACCTTAGAAAGGCAGTTGACTATCGTCACCAATATCAATTGATTGTCCGCCATTAGCGAATGGATCTCCCGGCGTTGATGCTTGCCGTGCGTTATTTTGCTGGTTGCCTTTCGGTTTCGAATCCAGCAACGAGAAGTTTTCCGCAACAACTTCGGTAACGTACACTCGTTGTCCTTGTTGATTCTCGTAGGAACGAGTTTGAATTCGACCCTCAATGCCTACCAACGAACCTTTTTGTGTGTACTTGGCAAAGTTTTCTGCTGCCTTACGCCACATTACACAGTTGATGAAATCCACTTCGCGTTCACCCTGTGAGTTGGTAAACTGTCGGTTAACTGCCACAGTAAAACTAGCTACCGCATCGCCTTTAGCCGTGTGGCGAAGCTCAACATCTTTAGTTAGGCGTCCTATTAGTACTGTTCGATTAATCATGGAGTTCCTCGATCCTTTCTATTTGCCAATCACGAATGCTATTAAGCACATCTAATTGTGCGTTGTCTGCTGAATCTAGCTTCCCATCTTTTAAAAGCCGTCTGTATAACGGTTCGCTAATATTAGTTAATTTCTGATTTAACGCATCTAGCATTGCAATCTGTCCGTTTTCATAACCTAGTTCATAGTTTTCATTCATGGTGCCCCTCCTGTGTTTTGCTGACGTGGTCCAGTTGCTTAGTTACGAGCACAATCATCTGGTTAGCTGTCTCGTAATTTAAGTCATTGATATGGGCAACGTGCGCCTTACTTAGATACGCCGATTTAACTACGGTCTCTGGCTTACTAGTGGCAGTCGCCATTGTCTTGAATAATGCCGTTAGTGTTTCGTTTTGCTCGTTAGAAACTGGGTCAGGTTGTTTTTTGCTCTCAACATTTTTTTGAAAAGAATCCGGATCCATGTCGTCGGTTGCGATATTGAAAAACTTAAGTAAAAAGTACTTTTCACCGTAAGTTAGTGCCTTACCGACACCCTTTTCCCCGGCGGTATCAACACCCTGTGCGTACCACGGGCATTCAATTTTTTCATCGGGATTATCAGTGTTGACCCACGTCATTGTCATAATTAATTCAGTAAAGCACACCACCGCGCCCTTCTTGTTCGAACTCGTCATTACATTTTTGCCCGTGATTCGAGGAATCAGCAGTACACCTTCTTGGTCCATTAATTCGTGGATCTGTCCCAAGACGTCCGATGAACCGGCATAGGTGTACTGCGTTGATTGTTGCGATTTCTGCACGTACTTTGCGCTAGCATGGATTGTCTGTAGTTTTTGGTACAACGTTTTAGGTTTAACCTCTTCTTTTGGTTCTGCTTTAGTCGTTGCCATTTAGTCCACCGCCTTAACCGATAACTTGTCTGGTTTTTGTCTTGCTACATAAGGGATTAGTGCTCCAGTTTCCGTGTCGACTAATTGCCCGTCCTTTGATGGGACAAATCGCCCTTCAGCAACCATGCGTTTAATCGCCGATAAGTTAGGCTCTTGCTTTACTAACGCCTCATCAATTCCAGAAAGTGACTGCACAATTTCTTTAGGCTTCGCATTGTTTGCCTTCGTAACTTGCCACCACGTTGGTTTGCTAGGATTGCTCTCGGTTCGAACATAGCGCCAAGTAGCGGTCTGTAATTCACGTCCTTGAAATAAGTTGAGCTCCTCTTGTTCGACCTCACTAATCTGGTCGCGAAGTTCATTAATTTGAATATTGATCCCTTCTTTATCGTGCTTTAACTTGCGCAATTTACGATCTAATTTGCTACGCTTGGCTTCTAAATCGTCAATCTTCATTAGGTTCATTCCTTTCAAATAAAGCTTCGGTCTCATTGTTCTCACGTTCTAGTTCCCATGCTCTTTCTAGGCACGGGCTTAACTGTTGATTGTTCATGTGGTACACTCTCCCTAAGGTGTTTTATTATTTTCGGTCCGCTATGCCAGTAGCGGGCTTTTTATTTTGATTCATAATTTATAGGTTCCTTCTTTCTTGTATAATCGATATGAAAGGAGGTGAAATTATTATGCAACTTTCCAATGAACAGATAATGAAACTAATTGATAAACATATGGATGCTGCTTGGACTGAAGAATCTATTCAAGCAGAAATGAAATATGTTGCTTCCAATATCCAAAATTCATCTGATACCCAATTGAACCAAGAACAGATCAATGCCCTTGCTAATTCTCTTCAATACATTAACAAGATCACTACGAAGCAAACATTAATCACCCTTTTTAATGTATTTACCGAGATGGGCATTTTTGTTGGTTCAAATGACCAGAATTAATACTCTCTGCTTTAAGAATATTCATATTAGCATCATTTACTAAGTGCTCCTCGCTACCGCAAATAGCGTCGAGTACTTTTTCAATTTCTGCTAACGTTTCTATCGGTTTATCCGAACCGGTCAAATAAATGTTCGTGCCAAAACGTCCATCTTCTATTGCTCCAATCGATTCTGAATCGACGTACGTGGAATTATCAATTTTTACTAACTTCATTACTATTCACCCCTTACTCGAAAAATGAGTTAAATCCAAATCGTCCAAACATGTAGGCCATCCCTGCTATAATTAACATTGCTATCAAAATCCTCATTGCTAATTCCCCCTCATAATCACTTCTTTGTTGTCATCAATAAATTGCTTGATTTCATCGGCAAACATCCACCATGTACCACCTTTGCCACCGCCACCAAGTGCTCCTTTATCACGAAGCTCTTGCAGTTGCGGATATAGATGCGGATTCTTTAAAACATTATCTTTAATCCATTCAGTACTCTTATTGAGCATGTAGTTTTTCAAGTCGTCCATTTTCCAAATTTCGTGAGCTTCTGCCTTTTTCTTGGTGGTTTCCCATTCAATGCGGTCTACTAAGACTTTGTCAGCCGGTATCTCGAACTTAATGTTCGCTTCAACAATTTGAGCCACCTCTGCTACCTCCTTACTCTCCTAACGTTGTTTGCCCCGCTGGAACCTTGCTCATCTCTTTAATAATCTGGACTGTTGCGGTAGATGGTTGCCAATTGCTGATAAATTCATCCGCTTTATCAAAGTCCTTTTGACGAAGCTGTGACCGCGTCTTAACGCCTGTGACCTCATTAATTCCTCGGTTGATATCTTTGTACAGTTTGCTACGTTGTGGAGCTGATAGGGCCAAGCCATGCATATCAATGTATTCATAGACCTTTCTACTAATTCGTTTTGAAATATATGCATATTCCGTTGCATCTAGTCGCTGGTTATCCGTTAGGTTTTGAACAGTATTGCCTAAACGGTCTACTTTCTTATTGGTCTCTTCTGTGGCTTCAAACATCAATCTCAATACTTCCATTGGTGTTTTTGGTAATTGGATACGTTCTGCCTTAATGGTTTCTTCCATCTGGTTGAAAGCTTCAATGTACTTCAGTTTGAATTCGTTTGCCTTCTTACCGGTGAATCCAAAAGCAATAAAGGTAAATCCATCACGATTCATGTAATACATCTTGTTTCGCTTACCGCTCTTATCTTTGTATTCGTCCTCAACAAACATCGAATTGTACTGACCCGAATTTTCGTTTGAGTGAATTTTATTATCGATAGCTTCTAAAACATGGTAGTGATTCTTTCCAAATACTTCTGCTACCTGTAAACTGGTTGTTACTGCTTGTTGGTCTTTCATAATTACTAAATCGTTCATTCTTATCTCCTCCTTAAAGGCCTAGTACCCTATATATTTTTTCTCGTACACGTTTTGACTTTGGTGATTGATCACCTCGGATAGCTCGGCTTACTACTGATGGCCACTTCTCACCAATGGCAGCAGTTAACTGTTCCTGCGTCATCCCCTTACGCTTACGAGCAACTTCAATTTTTAGCTGGAGTTCTAAAGCTTGATTTTCTAAAGTTGCTTCTTCCGTCATTTTTTTACCCTCCTTTTTGTTTTTTATTCATCAAGTTATTGACTTGCAATTAGACTTAGTCTAATATGAAGGCATACTAAATAAGCAATACATAACCTTCTTTACAATTCCTCGCCAAAGTTATTGTTTGTAGATAGGCTTGTTTTTAATTGCTTAATTACTTGATGAATTAATAATAAGTCTTAGTCTAAAAATAGTCAACCTATTTTTGATACTTAGTCTAATTTAATTCGTCAAAAATTGGGAGAAGTCTTATTATGACAGTATTAGAGCGTATCAAAAAAATTTCAAAAAAGAGAGGATATAGTCTCACTCAAGTTAACGAAAAAGCTCATTTAGGTACAAATACTATATACTCTTGGAAAACCAAAGAACCTAGTTTTAACAATTTACAAGCTGTTGCTAAAGTTTTAGATGTATCAGTTGACTACTTACTCGGTAAAACAGATATCGAAACCACAAAAAAAGAAACACGTGATTTGGAAGTCGAAGAAGCGCTTAACTCCATGCGTAGTTACCAAGGTCAACCAATTACTGATGAAGAGCGCGAAGTGATGCGTGGAATTATTAAGGCATACTTAGATAATAAGAAAAAGTAGGTTTTTATATGGACGATTTAATGACGTTTTTAAGAGATTATGCTTTTACAAATCAAATCGGATACCAATTTGATAGTATTCATGAGCCAGATCAAGCACCAAAATCAAATACCGCATTAAGGGTTGTTTTCATGAATAACAATTGGAATACCCCTGAAGAAATCCCCTTTCAATTTGCTCATGAGATTAGTCATATATTAAACGGGGATTCAGGGTCTAATAATTTTTGTGCTAGTTCTGTATATAGCAAAGAAGAGTATCAAGCTAACAAACGTGCCACAAAAATACTTTTAGAATATTGTGATTTAAATGGTCTAACTTTTTATAATTCAACTGAATTTATGGACACTTTTGGAATTCCATCCAAAGCGGGATATGTGGTAGATGATGTATTTGAGGAAAAAATAGATATTTAATTAACCTTACGTCCAAATACTGATCGACGTTAAAAGCTGTACATATTTTTAGGAGGAGTTTCATAATGAAACTAAAGATTAACGTTTGGACTGGGATTTTAGATATTATTAATGCCGTTGTGTTCGCATCATCATGGTTTGTGATATTCTCAACTGCTTTTTCAGATGCAGCAAACGGCGGTAATGCTACTGATGGAGTTGGCACATTCTTTTATGTGATGGCTGGAATTGGAGTAGTTTTAAATATTATTGCACTCATTCAAAGTAAAAGACATGGTATTTCTATTGTTGGTTCTGTACTTGGACTTATTGGTAATGCTTTATTTTTATTCAGTGGTGCATTAGCTTTCCCTGCTATCGTGTTACTTATCATTGGAACTGTATTTATCTTTTTACAACATCCAGCTAAAAAAAGTGTAGATTCAAATAGTTCAAACAATCAAGCTGCTTAATTTATACCCCTCCCACTCCGGTGACTAGATACAGTCCGACTCTGTATGTGGGAACTAAAAAAGCATCCCAAAGTTGGAATGCTAAGGAGGTGATATTATGAGCGATAAAGAAACTAGAGTGCTACGTCCACAGGATGGTCGTAATTTTGAAAATAAAAGTTTAGCTAAACCTAGAACCACTTCTGCAAAACCAGCAAACCAGCCAAGACCACCTAAATCAAAAAATTAACACGAATACACTATCACATACGTTTTAACTTTATTTTTATAATCAACAATAATTGAATCTAGGGGATCTCCGTTTTCTTTGTATGCATTTCTTGCTTCGTCCATGGAGAATTCATCTTCACCATCGCCATATAATTCGACTTGTTGATTACCTTGATCATCAACATTTCTCACAAATCCTGAAGAAATATATTTACCATCAAAACCAAAAGAAATTAGGAATTGTTTTTTTCCTTTTGGATTTTCAGCTAATGAGTGTTCCATCGTCCCTTGATTATCATAAAGATTTACATTGAGTAAATCAGCTAATTTTCGTGAATACTTGTTATATGCAACAAATAAAATGAAGTAGATGCCAGTAATAATTATCGCACTAACAAAGATTGCAAAAATACTATTTTTCCACAAATAACTACTGAGTGTCGCTGAAAGTCCTGAATTAATTAGCGACAAAATAATCAAAGTTATCTGTCTATCAGAATCATTTTGAAAGTTAAATAATCCAAACGGTCTTAATACTATATATGAAATAAATCCCGGTACTAAATAAATTAAATTATCCATTCTTGACCCCTCTCTAAGCATTTGTATAGTACAAGTATATACCGAATGAGGGTTCAAAAAAAGCCACATCCCCCACTCGCCAAGTAAGATGTTAGAACGTGATTGGCCGATCATTGCAGCTAACATCCCTGGTATTTTCTTAGGATTTTTTACATTCTATACCGCGTTACATTAATACTTTATTTACAAAGGAGCGAATAGTTTATGGAAACGAGTATTATGGCTATCATTGGAATAATTATATTTTTTATTGGAGCATTAATAATAACTCTTGGTCGAACTTTAAATATCTTACGTTTCTTTTTTGGTGATCGTAGTATGTTTACGCAGATGTTTTGGGGAATTATCTTTATCTGCATTGGCTTATTTTTAATCATACTTGGTAGCCCTCAGCTTAGATGATATCCTCTTTCCACTCCGGTGACTAGATACAGTCCGACTCTGTATGTGGGAATAGACCAATAATCTGAATGTCGTTAAAAGCTGTACTTATCATGGAGGAAAACGTATGAAGAAATCATCCATTTTAACCATATAGCAAATAAATAATCTTTTAAAAATTAAATAATTTATTTATCAAGCACTATATGTGGTACTACGATTTCCTAGTACTAGGTTTTGACGTCGCATATATAACTATATATAGTGTTAGTTCACCCAAGGATATCGTTTGACAAATAGTTTTTGCGAACATATAATACATTTAATCAAAGGAATGGTCGCTTGCGACCCACTGGGTGAGTACATTTATATGTGCTTGCCCTTTTATTTTGCCCAAGGAGAGCTTTCTATGTCACATGTAGATAAACCATTTATGCAAACCCAAGATCAATTAAATATTTTAAAAGAAAGAAATTTAAACATTATTACTGAAGAATCCGCAAAGAATTCTCTTCGTAATTATGGATATTACGAAATAATTAACGGTTACAAACAAAGATTTATGATTGATCCAAATGATGACAAGGCGGGTTTTAAACCAGGTAGTAATTTTGAACATATTTTTGCACTTTATACACTAGATAATGAAATCATAAATGCTATACGCGATTCTTTAGAAGCGTTTGAGCAAACATTTAAACAGGCCCTCGCGTATGTTATAGCTCGTGATATCTCTGAAGATCAACGTAGATATACTGCAAAGACACATTATAACGCCGGGAAAAGCCATCGATATCGCAAACACGGGCATATGGTTGTTAGCACTGAAAGAGACTACCTATTAAGGAAATTCAATTCTATTTTAAACTCAAATTTTGAACCTTTTAAATATTACCGAGAAAATCATGACAACATACCACCTTGGATATTAGTCAAAGGCTTAACTTTTGGAAAAGCTATATATTGGTATTCTTTATCGCAAAAGTCTATCAGAGAGGGAGTTATTGGCAGGTTAATTGACTTAGATCCTTCTATTGTGCGAGCTGTTGACGATAATTTACAAATCAAGTGCGCAATTGGTGACGTTTTGAATTTATTTTTAGATTATCGTAATCTTTCATCCCACGTTGGACGAGTATATAATCACCGTTCAGAACGGCATCAAATTCGGAATTACTCTAGTTTTATATATCAAAACAACGTTATTGCTCCCATATCTAAAAGTGCATTTAGTAAGGGGTATCTAAGAAGTAGCATTGGAATAGTTTTAAGGGCTTTAAACATGTTTAAGAATAAGGATCCTTTTGTTAAATTAGAAGCCTCACTTTACTTTTACATTTCAAAGTACTTAAAAAATTATCCTGAGGATAGTGATTTTTTATTAGACGTTATGGAACTTAGAGATACTTACGTAGAAAGAAGACTTTTGACTAATTAAAAAAGCCACATCCCCCACCGACCAAAGTTTGGGATGTGACTATCACTTAGAAAAACCACGGAAGTGGCTCCTTTAATGTACGCTTATTTTAACATTGAAGCCTGCTTCCAACAACAGAACGGAGGTTCGCTTTTATGGCAAGTATTAAAAAACAAAATGGAAAATGGACTGCTAGGATAACCTGGCGAGATGAGGAGGGAAAACGTCACTACAAGAGCAAGTATAATTTTAAAACGCAATCTGAGGCAGAATTATGGGCCGCAGATTTCCAGTTAAATAAACGGGATATTGATAGCGAAACTTATTTTCCTGCTTATTTTTATGATTGGTACCTAACGTATAAAGAACCCTCAGTAACTAATCGGACTAAAGCTACTTACCTACAGCTATATAACGTTTTAAAGAAGCCGTTGCTTGCTAAAAAACCGGTTGGCGAGATCACCCGGAAAGATTACCAGCGTTTCATCAACGTCTTTGGCAAAAAACATGCTAAGTCAACCGTAACGAAATTTAATTCGTTAATTCATGCTTGTGTCAAAGATGCGCTCTACGATAAGGCCATTGAAAAAGATTTTGTCTACGGCGTTTCCATGGTCTTCAACAAGAGCAAAACTCGCAAAATTGATTATTTAAACATTGATGAGATGAACACCCTATCCACTTATCTTCGTAGTAGTTTAAATAAGCATTTTACGAGCAAGTACATGATTCTAACTGCGATTTATACTGGCGCTCGTCTAGGTGAAATTCAAGCCTTGACCTGGAAAGATATCAATACCACCTTTAATACCATCTCTATTCGACGGTCTTGGAATGACGAAGAACAGAAATTCCAGCCAACTAAAAACGAATCGTCAGTGCGAATCATTAAGATTAACGACGATTTAGCACAGTTATTGAAACAGCTGAAACCTAAGAGCAGTAGCACCAAGATATTCACTAATCAATATGGTACGGTGCCCTCTTCCAGCGCAGTAAATAAAACACTCCGGGAATCATTAGCCCATTGTGGAATCGATAAACCTAGTTTCCACTTTCATTCGTTACGTCATACGCATGTGGCGTATCTTTTATCCGAAAACGTTGATTTATTTATCATATCAAAGCGATTAGGCCATTCTGATATATCAACAACCAGTCGAGTATATTCATATCTAATTGACGAATACAAACAAAAAGCTGATCTACGTATTGAAAGATCACTTGATAAGATTTCACTGAATTCAAAAAATGAGCGAAAAATTTTATAG